GACTTAGAATTATTAATTTATTTAGATTGTAAAAAAAGATTTACACGAAAAGATTTTATGGATGGAGTTTACACTTATTCATGGGATAAAAACAGATGGGAGAGATTAAAGAGAGAAGGTTGGATAGAAACTTGGAGGCATCGTAATAGAACTACTATTATGTATTCAGTTTTTAAAACATCTTTTAAATGCTCTCAAATGATAACTAGAATATATAGGATACTATTAGGAGAAGAAGATTTACCAGTATCAGAAAGAAGTGTATTTTTTAATAATAAATCGTATACTGATAAAGTTTATAATAAAGCTATAGACGATATGATTAAAGATAAAGATAGATGAGACGAAAACGCATGCACGGTCGTAGAAGATCTCCGTTTAGAATGAAACAAACAGAGGCTTTTCCAATAGGTAGTTTAGGTGATAGAGCTATTAATTGGAGAGAAAAGAAAAGCAATACTATGAAAGTGTTTCAAGAAGAGCAGAAAAAATTAAGACAAGCTGTTACACAAGAGCAAACTGCAAAAAAAGACGCTTACTCTATTGAAGGACAAGAAATAAATAACGAAGAAGAACAAGAATAAATATGGGTTTTAAACTAGGTTCAGAAAGAGGCAATTATGCTGTAAATGGCGAAATTAGAACTAAACTGCGTTTTCAAAAAGAAAGCGGATCGCCTGACGTGTCCGTACCTGGTACACCTGTTATTAGAAAAAATTTAGGACCTAGTATAGGTGGTGAAGCTAATATGGATGGTAGTATATATATAAGCGACAAAATACAACCTGGTAGCGAAGATGAGATGAAAGTGCTAAAACACGAAATGAGACATGCTACAGACATAAAACTAGGTAAATTAGAATATGGTGATTACCATATTAAGTATAATGGTATAACTTATCCAAGAGAAACAATAAACGGTAAAGACATGATTAATGTTGATGGGCAATGGAAAGAAGCTGGTACTAATGATTTTCCTTGGGAGTTTGATGCAAACAACGGTGAATATGAATATCTTTAAAGATAACAACGATTGGAACGAAAAAACTATAATAGGTGCAATGGCATTTTTTGTTATGTGTGTAGTTATGGCTTTAGATCTTTCAACTGGATATTGGGGATTAGAACTAACAATTAATGAGTTTGTATACGATTCATTTGTATACGTTACGTTAGGTTGTTTTGGTATTGCTGGTATTGAAAAATTTGCAAAGAAATAAAATTAAATTATGTTAGGAAACTTATTATCTGGTGGAGCTGCTGATTTAGTAAAAAATGTAGGTGGGGTTATAGATAGCTTACATACGTCTAAAGAAGAAAAGCTTGAAGCAGAAAGAAAAATAAAAGAATTAGTTGCTAACTACGAGGTTGAAATGGAAAAAAACATTACAGCCCGTTGGGAAGCAGATTTAAAATCAGACTCTTGGCTTAGTAAAAATGTTAGGCCATTAGTTTTAATATTTTTAATAGTATGCACCATGCTGTTAATATTTATAGATGCGGGTGCATTTAATTTTGAAGTAAAATCAACTTGGGTTGATTTATTACAATTAGTATTAATAACTGTGATCGGCGCTTATTTTGGCGGTAGATCACTAGAAAAAGTAAAAAAATAAAATTATGGGACAAAACTCACAAGAAGTAGCTTATGGATTTGGACAATTTGGTTCAGCATTTGCAGACGCTTCAGCAAATACTATAACTGCTCCAGAGGAAATGGTTATTGTAGCTGTTCAATTTTTAGCAGACACTTCGCTTAGTGCTTTAGTAGCATCTACTGATCCATACCCTGGAAACGAAGAATATGTAAACATAAGTGCAGCAGCTAATTCAACTGGTTCTTACACTAGAACAGTAAATCAAGGAACTGGTTCTTCAGCTAAAGTTATATTTGATCAAGAAAATTACGTTAGTCAAGCTGATCAAATAGAACTTGGTGACGAGGTTTATACAACTTCTACCGGTGTACTTTTAGGTACTGTAACGGTTTTAGATCCAGACGGTGATAATACAAAAGAAATAACAATAAGCGCGACTGTGACATTTACAAACAATGAAACTATAACTTTTGTAAAACCAAATAAAAAAGGTGCTGTTGGTGTAGGTGGTATGGCTATTGATAGTAGTCAAATATTTCCAAAAGGATCTGTAATATATGGTAGATGGGATTCAGTATCTATAAATGCAGATGATGCAGATGGAGGTATAATAACTTACTTCGGTAGATAATGGCGCCTTTAGGACTTTTCATAACAACAGTAGGAGCTATAGGTGGTCCTGGAATGATGGGTGATCCAGGTGGTGGCGCTGTTATTGTAGATTATTTCTGGGAAATAACAACGCACGGCGCTGGTAATCTAACACCTGTACCTGTTACAAGTGATTTTAACTCAATGTGGGATTTAAATGGAACAGATTATGAACCAGCAGACGATGGTTCTTATGTTAGTGAGGGTTATTGGGAAACTGGACCAGGCTCTAGCGAAATGCAACCATTAGATGTTTAATAAAAATATAAAATAAAAGAATAAAAATATGGCAACACCAAATATAGTACCTAGAGCAGATCAAGAAGGAGGATTAGGAACCGCTGCGCTGTCTTGGGGTAAGTTATTTATAGAAAACCCTGCAGCTGGGGGTACAGCGGCTGTTACAATATCAAATCTTGATGTTGATAAGTTTGCTTTAGATATAAACGCTAACAACACAACAGCTAACGCTGTAGATATCTCCGCGGTAGCATTACAGGCCGCTAACGTTATGTATATAGATACATCGGATTTAGGACGTGGTGGTAGAGGTTATGGTTTACATATAGACGATGATTTAGCCACAGAAGGTGGTGTAAACTGGGAAAAAAGATTTATAGAGATCGATAGTGAAAGAACTGGTCAAACCAACAGTGGAGACGAATTTAAAGTTTATGCTTTAAAAGCTGATTTAAAAGATAGTGTTGATATGCACGCTGCTGCTACAACGGAACTTTATGGTGTATCTTGTACTTTAGATATAGATGATACGGATGGTACAAATAAAATGACTGGTATAGAGTTAAAGGTTGGATCTGATGGCACGGCTGACGCGGCTACAACAACAGGAATAGAACTAACTACTACAGACGGTGCTACAGATATAAAGATGCTTAGCCATGCTCAAGCCGCTGATTACGCAACAATAGCAACGTCTACCAATGGAGCAACAACAATTACTACTGTAGATGGTGTTGGTGCTGCAGCTCACTTTGAAGTAGAAGCTGATGGTAATATAACTTTAGATCCAGCTGGTACAATAGCTTTAGAAGCTGCTACAGTTGTTACAGGTGCTATAACAGGTACAAATTATAGAACAATATATGTAGACGCAGGGTCAATGGTTCCCTCTACAACTAATGGAGCTGATGCTGGTACAGAAGAAGCGTCTTCAAACGACGTGATGAGTGATTTCTTTGCTTTTGACACGTCGACAGATGAATACGTGCAATTTAAATTAGTTATGCCAGAGCAATGGAATGCCGGGACTGTTAAAGCTAAATTTTACTGGAAACCTTCATCATCAACTACAACATCTCACGATGTTCAATGGGGAATACAAGCAACGGCGCACGCAGATGGGGGCACTATAGACGCTACTTGGGGTACAGCTGCTACCGCCGCTACAGATAATGTTTTAGGTACAGCTGCTGGTAAAGTGCATATATCAGCCGCATCAGGCGCTTGTACAATTGCTGGTAGTCCAGCGGAAGGGGAATTGGTTTATTTTAGAGTATTTAGAGATGTAAGTGGGGATGATTTAAACGAAGACGCTCACTTACTAGGAGTAAACATACAATATCAAGAATCATCAACAGCAAGTGCTGCTTGGTAACAAATAATTAATATGCTAATAGGAAGAAGTAGATATAAATCTCATGGTGGTATACCTCACGGTAGTACAAACGCTTTTGGTAGTAATTTATCAGTATACTATAAGTGGAAAGCAAATTTTACATTAAATGGCGACGAAGATCAAATACAACAGTGGGATGATCAAAGTAGTAATAATAGACACGCTATACAAGAAACCGAGGGTGATCAAGCGGCTATCAATGCAGACAAGTCGTTGTTATTTGCTAGTAGTGACGGTGATCATTATGATTTAGACGCTTCACAAGTGCAAATTGCGTCTCAAGAAGGATTTGTTGTTTGGGTTGTAATTAAAAGAACAGCTGTAGGAGCTAATGAAGTAATACTTGGAAGTTCTAGTGGAAACACTCCTTGGCTTGAGTTTAGAGGTAATGATGATAATTTAAGATTTTTAGGAACTTCATCTGCTACCGATATAGAGCCAGGTGATGGAACTACTGGTAATTTTCCTGCAGCTCAAAAAATGTTGGTAACAGTAGAAAGAGAAGCTGGTGGTACAGGTAATCTTAATATTTGGAAAAATGGAGTCTTACTTGCTCAAGATTCACAAGCAGCAAATACCACTGCTGGGAATTTTAATCAACTAGGAGCAAGAGGAGCTACTAGATATTTAAATTCAACTATATATGACGTTTGCGTTACAGAAGGTGGAATAGCTTCAGATCTAGATATAGAAAGAGTAAATGCTTACCTATGTGCAAAACATGGGATATCACAAACTTTATAAATAAATATAAATTAAATTAAATAAAAATGGCAACAAGTAAAGTAAAAGGAACAAGTAAAAAAATTAAAGAACTAACAGGTAGAAAACCTGAAAAAATTACTAAAGAAGAATTACACAAGGTTCAAAAAGTAATAAACAAAGTTAATCAAATACAATTAGAAATAGGAGTACTAGAAAGCAGAAAACATAATCTTTTACACGACATATCTTTAGCTCAAGATATATTAAACCAAACGCAAAAAGAGTTTGAAAAAGAATATGGAACATCTGATATCAATATACAAGACGGTACTATAAATTATCAAAAAGAAAATGGCAAAGTTAATAAGAAAGATTAGTGTAGGTAAAGACTATAAAAATGATGCCATGCATTATTCTGTTGGTCAAGAAGTATACGGTGGACACACTATTTGTGATATAATAGAAGAAGATGATAAGTTTTCTGTTTATATTAAAAAGAAAAAAGACGTACTACCTTGGAAAGACTTTAATAAAAACATGGCGGTATCTGTAGAATATAACTTAGAGTACTAATGAAAAGTGTTTACAACTTTGTTGTAACACCAAAAGGAGAAAGATATAATAATAAAAAAAAAGTTGGTGATTCAGAATTAATACTTAATACTGAAATATCTAATCATCAATATGTTAACAGAGAAGCAATTATTGTGTCAACTCCAATTATAGGTGATACAGATATAAAACCAAAAGATACAGTTATATTACATCATAATGTTTTTCGTAGATGGCATAACATAAAAGGTATTGAAAAAAATAGTAGAAGTTATTTCAATGAATCTACATACTTTATAAGTCAAGATCAAATCTTTTTATACAAAAGAAATAACGAGTGGAGAGTTCCAAAAGGTTATTGTTGGGTTAAACCTTTAAAAGCTACAGATCAATTTAATGTTGAATCTGAAAAACCTTTGCAAGGTATTGTTAAATATTCAGATGGTACTGTTAAGGTTAATGATCTAATTGGTTTTAGACCAAGTAGTCAATATGAGTTTATAATCGATGGAGAAAGATTATATAGAGTTTTATCTAATTTTATTACAATTAAATATGAATATCAAGGAAACGAAAAAGAATATAATCCTAGCTGGGCGCAAAGCGGTTGACGAGTTAATTAAAGTTGCGGAAGAAAAGATTATTACAAATACAGAAGATGACGTATCAGCTGATAGATTAAAAAATGCAGCGGCTACTAAAAAGCTAGCTATATTTGACGCGTTTGAAATACTTAATAGAATACAAGAAGAAGAAAACTTGCTTGAAAATAAAACGCCTGAAGAAAAAGAAACAAAAGTTTTTAAAGGCTTTGCAGAAGGTAGATCTAAATAATGTATAAACAAAGTTTAGTTAAGGTAATAGAGCCCATTAAAAAAACCACGATTACCAGAATGAATCGCGGTAAAAAATGGAAGTATGGGTATAGCAAAGAACACGATATAGTTGTTATATCTAAAACAGGTAAAATAGGAGAAATATATGAAATACAAAATCTTAAAATTGCTTTACCATCTGTGCCCATGCAAGTACATGGACTGCAAGAAGATAAGTGGAAAAAAATAAATCAACCAAAAGAGTTATTACGTTTAAAAAATATATTTGATTGGAGAGCTTATCCTGAAGATCAAAAAGAACAATGGTTTGATTATATAGACGAAGAGTTTAAAAGAAGGGAAGATGGTTTTTGGTTTATGAATAATGGTAAACCAACTTATATAACAGGTACGCACTATATGTATTTACAATGGAGTAAAATTGATGTAGGTGCTCCAGATTTTAGAGAAGCAAATAGGCTGTTCTATATATTTTGGGAGGCTTGCAAAGCTGATAAAAGATGCTATGGTATATGCTACCTAAAGAATAGAAGATCAGGGTTTTCTTTTATGTCATCCGCTGAAACAGTTAATTTAGCCACCCTTGCAAGTGATAGTAGATACGGTATTCTATCTAAAACAGGTTCAGATGCTAAAAAGATGTTTACTGATAAAGTTGTTCCAATAAGCATAAACTACCCGTTCTTTTTTAAACCGATACAAGATGGTATGGATCGACCTAAAACAGAATTAGCATATAGAGTTCCAGCTAGTAAGTTTACTCGTAAAAAAATAACAGCTAACGAAAAGTTAGAAGATTTACAAGGATTAGATACAACTATTGATTGGAAAAATACTGGTGATAACAGTTATGATGGTGAAAAACTAAATCTACTAGTACATGATGAAAGTGGTAAATGGGAAAGACCCGATAATATATTAAATAACTGGAGAGTTACAAAAACATGTTTACGATTAGGTAGTAGAGTTGTTGGTAAATGTATGATGGGCTCAACTTCAAACGCATTAGATAAAGGTGGAGAAAACTTTAAAAAATTATACGGAGCGTCAGATGTCACAAAAAGAAATAGAAATGGTCAGACAAAGTCTGGCTTATACTCTTTGTTTATCCCAATGGAATGGAACTACGAAGGATTTATTGACGAGTATGGAATTCCAGTCTTTAATACTCCTGACGTCGATGTCTTCGCACCAGACGGTGAATTAATAGATATAGGAGTTATAGATCATTGGCAAAACGAAGCTGATGGTTTAAAAGGAGATCAAGACGCTTTAAACGAGTTTTACCGTCAGTTTCCAAGAACTGAAGAACACGCGTTTAGAGATGAAACAAAAGGTAGTATATTTAATTTAGTAAAAATATACGAGCAAATAGATTATAACGAAGAAATGTCCAGAACCCTTGGTGTTACAAAAGGTAATTTTCAATGGGTCAATGGTGTGAAAGATACTCAAGTTATTTTTTATCCAGATGCAAAAGGACGTTTTAATATAAGTTGGGTTCCAAAACAGGGATTACAAAATAGAGTTATATTAAAAAATGGTGTGAGATATCCTGGTAATGAACACATGGGAGCATTTGGTTGTGACTCTTATGATATATCAGGAACCGTAGATGGAGAAGGATCTAAAGGAGCATTACACGGCTTAACCAGGTTTAGTATGGAGGACGCTCCCGCGAACAGCTTCTTTTTAGAATACTTATCAAGACCACCTACGGCAGAAATATTTTTTGAAGATGTTTTGATGGCAATAGTTTTTTATGGTATGCCAATATTAGCAGAGAACAATAAACCTAGACTTTTATATTATTTAAGACGTAGAGGTTATAGAGGTTTCAGTATGAACAGACCGGATAAAATCTGGAACAAGTTATCTGTTGCAGAAAAAGAAATAGGTGGTATACCAAACTCTAGTGAAGATATTAAACAAGCTCATGCTGCGGCAATTGAAATGTACATACAAGATCACGTTGGCATGAAACAAGATGGTAGCTTTGGTAATATGTATTTTAACAGAACACTAAACGATTGGTCTAGATTTGATATTACCAAAAGAACAAAACACGATGCCGCTATAAGTAGTGGTTTAGCAATTATGGCAAATAATAGACATTTATATGCTCCAAACGCTAAGATAGAAAAACCAAAATTAAACATAAGTATTTCCAAGTATAACAACGCGGGAACTAATTCACAAATAATCAAATAATAAATATGGCAGAGTCTGGCATTAAAAGTTATTTTCCAAGTCAAACAGTTAGTGATGCTGAAAAGCTTAGCTATGATTATGGTTTGAAAGTGGGTAAGGCTATAGAAACCGAATGGTTTAATAATAATAGAAGTTCTAATAGATTTAGAAATAATTATAATAATTTTCACAAATTAAGATTATACGCTAGAGGAGAACAATCTATACAAAAATACAAGGATGAATTATCTATTAACGGTGATTTGTCTTATCTTAATTTAGACTGGACACCAGTACCAATTATACCTAAATTTGTAGACATAGTTGTAAATGGTATGGCAGATAGAATGTATGATATAAAAGCGTTTTCACAAGATCCTTATGGTGTTGAAAAACGAACTGAATATATGGAGTCTATATTAAACGATATGAGAAGTCAAAAGTTTAATGAATATGCTAAATCAGCTTTTAATATAGATTTATACGAAACCAATAAAAATAATTTACCTTCAACCGAAGAAGAATTAAAACTGCACATGCAGTTAACTTACAAACAGTCTGTAGAATTAGCTGAAGAACAAGCTATAAATGTCTTAATGCAAGGTAATAACTACGAGTTAATTAGAAAAAGATTTTATTACGATCTTACTGTTTTAGGTATTGGTTGTGTTAAAACATCTTTTAATACTTCTGAAGGTGTTACAATAGATTATGTTGATCCAGCTAATCTAGTTTATTCTTATACTGACTCCCCTTATTTTGATGATATATATTATGTTGGTGAGGTTAAATCCATACCAGTAAATGAGTTGGCAAAACAATTTCCGCATTTAACAGAAGCAGATCTTGAAGATATAATGAAAAATAAAAGTTATAATAGAAATAATTATAACACTAGATATTCTGCTGGAAAAGAAGATAATAACACTATACAAGTTTTATACTTTAATTATAAAACCTATATGAATGAGGTTTATAAAGTAAAAGAAACAGGCACTGGTGCTGAAAAAATTATAGCAAAAGATGATGGTTTTAATCCACCACAGAATATGGAAGGTGGATACTCTAGATTAATAAGATCAATAGAGTGTTTATATGATGGGGCTATGGTTCTTGGCGCTAACAAATTATTAAAATGGGAAATGGCCGATAATATGTTACGACCTAAAAGTGATTATACTAAAGTTAAAATGAACTATGCTATTGTTGCACCTAGAATGTATGATGGTAAAATTGAATCTTTAGTTGGTAGAATTACCGGTTTTGCAGACATGATACAGTTAACCCATTTAAAACTACAACAAGTAATGTCACGTATGGTACCAGACGGTGTTTATTTAGACGCTGATGGTTTAGCTGAAATTGATCTAGGTAATGGCACAAATTACAATCCACAAGAAGCCTTAAATATGTTTTTTCAAACTGGTTCTGTAATTGGTAGATCATTTACACAAGAAGGTGATATGAATCCTGGTAAAGTACCTATTCAAGAAATAACATCTGGTAATGGTGGTAATAAAATGCAAGCTTTAATTGGTACATATAATTATTATTTACAAATGATAAGAGATGTAACCGGGTTAAATGAAGCCAGAGATGGTAGTATGCCAGATAAAGATACTTTAGTTGGTGTTCAAAAACTGGCAGCAGCTAATTCAAACACTGCTACTAGGCATGTTTTACAAGCTGGTTTATTTTTAACTGCTGAGGTTGCTGAATGTTTATCGCTTAGAATATCTGATATATTAGAGTACTCACCAACAGCAGATGCTTTTATACAAGCTATAGGTAGTCACAATGTTGCTACATTAGATGAAATGAAAGAATTACATCTTTATGATTTTGGTATATTTTTAGAATTAATGCCTGATGACGAAGAAAAAGCCATATTAGAAAATAACATACAAATGGCATTGCAGCAACAAAATATAGAACTAGAAGATGCTATTGATCTTAGAGAAATAAAAAATATAAAACTAGCTAATCAATTACTTAAACTTCGTAGAAAAGAAAAATTAGCTAGAGATCAACAGATACAACAAGAAAATATTAGGGTCCAAGGAGAGACTAATATACAAGCTCAAAAAGTAGCGGCTCAAACTGAAGTTGACAAAAATCAAGCTATAACTTCTATGCAACAGCAGTTAGCTAGTACTAAAGCTGCTTTAGAAAGTGAAAAAATGGAACAAGAGTTATTACATAAAAAAGAGTTAATGGCTTTAGAGTTTCAATATAACATGCAACTTAAAGGTGTTGAAGTTGACGGTATGAAAAATAGAGAAAAACAAAAAGAAGATAGAAAAGACGAAAGAACAAAAATACAAGCTAGCCAACAATCTGAAATGATAGAGCAAAGAAAAAGTGGTAAACCACCTAAAAACTTTGAGTCTACAGGTAATGATATACTAGGAGGTGGCTTTGATTTAGAAATGTAGATTTATTAATTATTATTATATTATATTATGGAAGAAAATAAAGAAAATGTAGTTGAAGAAACTACACAAGATAACGTTACAAAAGTTGAGGTAAAAAACACTCAAGAAGATGATAACATTATTAAAGTAAACTTAGATAAACCAGTAAACCAAGAAAAAAATGAAACTAAAGAAGATAACGCTAACGACAGCGGAGTGGTTGCAGAGTCTAAAGACACCGAGCCCACAGAAAAACAAGAAGAGGTACAACCGGAAACAAAAGCACAAGAAGAAACAGTATTAGAAGAAATTACTGAAGAAGCTACCGAAGAACAAGTTACAGAAGTAAAAGAAAAAATTGAAGAAGCTGTAGCTGAAGCTGAGGCAACCGGTAAACCGCTACCAGAAAATATTCAAAAGTTGGTAAACTTTATGGAAGAAACTGGTGGTGATATAAATGATTATGTAAAACTTAATCAAGATTATAGTCAATTAAATGATAAAAATTTATTATACGAATACTATAAACAAACAAAACCTCATTTAAATAATGAAGAAATTAACTTTCTTATGGAAGATTCGTTCTCTTATGATGAAGATGTTGATGAAGAAAGAGATATACGAAGAAAGAAATTAGCGTTAAAAGAGCAAGTTGCCGACGCTAGAGCTCACCTGGAAGGGCAAAAATCCAGATACTATGAAGAAATTAAAGCTGGTTCAAAACTTACGTCTGAACAACAAAAAGCTTGGGATTTCTTTAATAGATACAACAAGCAATCAGAAGAAAATGCAAAAGCTGCAAAAAATTCTAGATCTATTTTTGATAAAAAAACTAATGAAGTTTTTAACGACAAATTCAAAGGTTTTGAATATAAAATTGGAGATAAAAAATTCAGGTTTAATGTTAAAGATAAAAACAATGTTAAACAGCAACAAAGTGATATTAATAATTTTGCTAAAAAGTTTTTAGGAAAAGATAATGAACTACAAGACGCTGCTGGTTATCACAAGTCTATTTTTACAGCTATGAATGCTGATGCTATTGCAAAACACTTTTATGAACAAGGTAAGGCTGATGCTATGAAAAATAGTGTAGCTAAAGCTAAAAATGTCAATATGGATCCAAGACAATCTCATGGTGAAATAGAAGCTGGTGGAATAAAAGTAAAAGTGTTAGGTGATAATTCTTCTGATTTTAAGTTTAAAATTAAAAACAATAAATAACAATTTAAAATAAAAAATTATGGCAATTACAGGAGGAAATTTGTTAAATAGTGTACCTGCTTCTCAAAAGCAAACACTTGCAACAAATTATTTAGATCTTGCGTCTTCAGCTGGAGAAGGTTGGGCGCAACAATACGTGCCGGACTTGATGGAAAAAGAAGCTGAGGTTTTTGGACCTCGTACAATTTCTGGTTTCCTTGCTCAAGTTGGTGCAGAAGAGGCTATGACTGCTGATCAAGTAGTATGGTCTGAACAATCAAGATTACATTTATCGTACAAAGGAAACATTAGTTCTGCAACTGCAGGTATTGATCCTGGTACTGGTGTAACTAATATATGTCAGTTCACTGTTGAGTCTGATATTGATGAAACTTCTGGTTTCACAGCGGCTAATCATGGTATACGTCCAAACGATCAAGTTATCGTTTCAAACTCTGATGGTATATTTAAATGTTTAGTTTCTAGAGTAGTTCAATCATCAGGTGTTAACACAGCTGTTATTGATTTACTTCCTTATGGAAGTTCTGCTTTATCAGCTAACACAGGGTCAAAAGGAACTACTTTATTAGTTTATGGTTCTGAATTTGGTAAAGGTGATAAGTATCGTGCTATGGATAACTCTGGTGTTGGTGCTGTTGCTCAGAACGATAGAAGAGGTGCTAACGAAGCTGACTTCAAATCTTTCACTAACAAACCAATTATAATGAAAGATTACTACGAGGTATCAGGTTCTGATGCATCTAGAATTGGTTGGGTAGAAGTTTCTTCTGAACTTGGTGGTTCTGGATACTTATGGTACTTAAAAGCTGAAGCTGACACGAGAGCTAGATTTACTGACTACATTGAAATGGCAATGTTAGAATCTGAGTTCGCTGTAGCTGCTTCTGAGGTTCCTGGAGCTACAAACTTAGGTACATTAGGTACTTTAAACACTGCTAATACAGCGGGTACTGAAGGTTTGTTTGCTGCTGTTGAGTCAAGAGGTAATGTTACTACTGGTGTTACTGGTGTTAACGCTGCTACTGATTTAGCTGAGTTTGATGCAATACTTGCTGAGTTTGATAAGCAAGGTGCTATTGAAGAGTATATGATGTTTGTTAATAGAGGTACTTCTCTAGCGATGGATGACATGTTAGCTTCAATGAACTCTTACGGAGCTGGTGGTACGTCTTACGGTGTATTTAACAACTCTGAAGATATGGCATTAAATTTAGGTTTTACTGGTTTCAGAAGAGGTTCTTATGACTTCTATAAGTCTGACTTTAGATACTTAAATGATAAAGCTACAAGAGGTGGTATTAACGATGCTAGTTCTGCTAACGCAATTAGAGGGGTTATGATTCCTGCTGGTACTTCTTCAGTTTATGATCAAACTGTTGGTGCAAGTATGAAGCGTCCTTTCTTACATGTTAGATATAGAGCTTCGCAAACTGATGACCGAAGAATGAAAACTTGGGTTACTGGTTCTGTTGGTGCTGCTACATCTGCGCTTGATGC